GTTGAAACTGGAAAAGTTAAAAATCCAAGTGTGATATTTTGTGTAAAAATAGCAATTGCTTTAAATATTCCAATTACAGAAATAATCAAAATTGAACATTTTTTAAAAAAACCATGAATAAAAGAATACCAAGAAAGATTAAGAAAAAATTGCGAGCAAAAGCTGTTGAGGCGATGGATAAACGTCTTTGTGATGCGTTCAAAAGAAAATCTGATGCAATACCAGCAGGGAAAACAGTAAGAGATGTAATGGAAGATGAAAATATGACTATTGCAGAATTAGCAAAGAAGATGAGAATCTCTGAGAATCATATTAATTCTATCTTTGATGGAAAGTCTCCAATTACTCATATTCTTGCACTAAAACTTGAAATGATATTTGATGTTCATGCAGTATTTTGGATGAATTTAGAAAAAGGCTATCGTAAGGATTTAACAAAATTAAAACTAAAACCATGAATAAAACATATAAATATATATTGCAAAAAATCTCGTATTATTATGAACGTTATTATTTCGCAATAAGTTATATTCTTTATCTCGGAAGGTGGCAATTATCAACTCCTCTCTTGTTTGTGTGCATAGTCTATTTGCCTTTCGATGATGCAACAAAGACTATTATTGCCAATTTAATTGGCGGTTTATTCTTTTTTTGGATTGATAGATTTATTTTCACTAAGAAAGAAAAAAAAGTACTTGAACTTTAGATTATTTAGTTTAGGATAAAATAAACAAAATGAATAAAAGCAATAATGATATAGGCGTAAAAGTCAGCGAAATTATAAAAAAACTTAGGAGAGGTAAAGGTATGACAAGAAGAGACTTACAACTTGAGGCAGGTGTTTCAAGTGGTTATATTACAAAGATAGAAGAAAGGCTTTTAAGATCGCCTACTATCGCTCAATTAGAACTAATTACTAAGGCTTTGAAAATTAGTTTAGTGAAATTTTTTAAATTAATAAAATGAATATTAAAGCAACTTGCATAGGAACAAGGACAATAAAACTTGAAGAAGCAGAATTTTTTCAGAATGATAATTTTAAAACTCTCACAAAGGAAAGTTTTGAGAAACTTAAAAATTCACTTAAAAAACACGGTATATTTGTTCCGTTGTATTTTTGGAGAGATAAGAAAGCTTTGTGCGATGGTCATCACAGAGTAAGGGCATTGAGAGAGCTAAAAAAAGAAGGTTTTGAAATTGACGACTTGCCAGCAATTGATATTGAAGCAAAAGACGAAAAGGAATTAGCTGAAAAAATATTACTTATAAATTCAAAATATGCACGAATAACCGATGAAGGATTACATGACTTTGTTAATCAATTTGATTTAAATATTGAGGAGCTAAAATTTGAGATAGATTTGCCAGAGATTGATTTGGATTATGAACTAGAAGATTTCAGCGATAAAAACAAAGAAATTGATATAGAAGATTTAGGAAAGGATTTGGACACAGAATGCCCTAAATGTCATTTTATGTTTAAAAAATGAAATTTAGTTATAAATGGTTTTTAAAAAATGGCTATCCTAAAAAAAATGGTTTTAAGGTTTTTTCAACTTTTACATGTGGTGGCGGTTCAACAATGGGATATAGATTAGCAGGATTTGATGTTATTGGTGCAAATGATATTGATGCAAATGATATTGATGAGAGAGTGGCAAAAGTTTATAAAAAAAATCACAATCCAGAACTTTATTATTTATGTGACATAAGAGAATTAAATAAAAAAATAAAGAAGGCAAAAGTTGATAAGAGATTATTCAATTTAGATATATTGGATGGATCGCCACCTTGTAGCACTTTCTCTATGGCTGGAAATCGTGAGAACTCATGGAATAAAGAAAAGCAATTTGCGGAAGGTCAGAAAAAGCAAAGATTAGATGATCTATTTTTTGATTTTATTGAAACAGTAAAATTATTGAAACCTAAAATTGTTATAGCCGAAAATGTAAAAGGAATTATACAAGGAAATGCGAAAGGATATGTCATCGAAATCAAAAGAGAATTTGAAAAAATAGGTTACAGAGTACAAATATTCTTATTAAATTCTGCAACAATGGGAGTTCCGCAAAAAAGGGAAAGAATATTTTTTATTTGTAGTAGAAACGATTTAAAACTCTGTAAATTAATATTAGAATTTAAGGAGAAGTCAATTCCGTATAAAGAGATAAGAGAATTGCCAACAGAAAAAATAACCCCTTTAGATTATAAATTATGGGGGAAAAGAAGAAAAAAAGATAAATCAATATGTGACATAAATTTGAGACTTTACAATAAAAATAGTAGATTTAATTCATATATAATTAGAGAAAATGATGTAATTCCAACAATAGCAAGCAGTCATGGCTGTTGTTATATAGACGAAAAAGCAGGTAAAAAAATAAACAAAAATACATTAATTCAATGCGGAACATTTCCTTTAGATTATGATTTCTTAAATGTAAAACCTCAATATTTAATCGGAATGTCAGTTCCTCCTATTATGATGTCACAAATAGCTAATCAAATTTATTTACAATGGCTAAAATAACAAATCAATGATTTATACAAAAAAAGCCTTGATTTTATCAAAATAAAGAATATAATATAGATACAAACTAACCACAAAGCAAATGAAAAAAGGACAAACAAAAATCATAGTAGACAGAAAATTAAACAAAGTATCATTTTATAAAAATGGTAAACAGATTTTTCCAGTATCAAGCAAGGGGAATGTTGTTGAATTTGCAAACGGTGAAATGGTTTTAATCTAATATGCAAATAGACGTCACAAAACAAGAGGCAATAAGATTTAGAGAGATTGCAAAACATTTTGGATTTTCTACAGTAAAAATATTCATTGAGGAATTAGTAAATTCAAATATTGAAATAACCAAAATTTGGAAAGATGAAACATAAATATAAATTCTCAAATTCAGAGATCAAAAGAAAAAACTGGCATGCAGAAATTTTTGGAAAGAAAATTGAATCTTTTGATGAGTTTGCGAATGGTAGCGAAAAAGAAAGAGCAAAAGTGATTAAAAAAGTAATTAGAGAATCTAATATTTTACAAAAATCTTTAAAAACTAACAAATGAACAATGAAAACAGTGCGTTTCTGATCTTTAATTTATTAATGTTGAGGAAAACGAAAAAGATCACAATTAATTGTCCTACATTATCCAAACTTTTAGATGAAGTTGATAAAAATGCTAATAATGAGAGGAAAGATAATATAGGCAAAAAAATTAATGATTGTTTTAAAAAATAAATTTATGAGTGAAATAAAAAATAAAGCACAGGCAATTGTAGATGAATGTAATTTAATAGAAGGATTAAAGAGGCAATTAGAAAGCCTAGAAAAATGCAAAAAGGATAGTGACTATAAAGAAATAGCAATAAAATATTCTTCTAGTAGTTCATCGCATGGAGAAAGGATAACAACTTTAGATCAAAAACTAGATAGAGATTGTGTAAAAGAGATGATTGATGTTGCAATAAGTCATGTAAAAAAATTAATAGAATCAAAAAACTTATGACAGTTAAATAAAACAAATGAGAAAAAAAATTAAAAGAGAGACGGCGGTACATATGGAGGCTTACGCTTACTATCTGACACTAGGAGGAAAAAGGAACTTAATAAAAGTTAGTCAAAAATATATCAAAAGTATAGCAACAGTCCAAAAATGGAGCATGTCTTTCAACTGGCAAGAACGCATTGAGAAATTTGAGGAAGGAATCAAAAAGAAAATTGAGAAAGAGGCGAATGAAAAAACTTCAAAATTGATTTGTAATGATATTGAAAAATTGACAGCAAGAAAAAGTGACATAGTAAACTCTATACTTCAAGATCTTTTCGGTGGCTCAACTAGAGATAAGAAAGGAGTGATCTCGGATGTGTCACCGAAAGCAATGAGCGTATCAGAGAAAAAAAAGGCTTGGGAAATCCTTAAAACAGAACTAAAAGAGCCAACATCAATCACTAAGAATGAGAACGAAAATACAGATAAATCATACATTACAATCCAGGATTATGAAGATCAAGAATAATATTCACCCTGACGACATGAAGACAATTTTTAATAAAGATTGGAGAATGAACCATTTTTATAAGATTGTAGACAAGAACGCCAAATTGATAACATTTAAGAGAAATGATGCACAAAATGAATTAGCTGAGAATAAGACAGGTCGAGATCTTATACCAAAGGCACGTCAAAGAGGCGTTACAACTCACGAAGTGATAGAATCTTTGGATGATTGCTTATTTAAGAAAAATGTAAAATGTGGCATATTTGCTCATGAAAAATTGGTTACTACTGATATTTTTAGAAAAGCAAAAATAGCATATGAGAATATTCCCGATGAAATAAAATTGCGCAATGGTTTATGGTGGAAAAAACCAAAAACAAGTTATGATAATAAAAATCAATATCTTTTTGCTGAAAATAATTCAGAGTTTTTTGTGAGTGTTGATTATCGAGGTGGTACATTATATAGAGCTCATTGTTCAGAAGTTTCTAAGTGGAAAAATGTAAATGACAGAATGGCTGGAATATTAGAAGCCGTTCCTGAGAATGGAAAAATAACAATAGAATCAACTGGTAACGGAGTTGGGAATTGGTTTCATATTGCTTGCGAAGATGCCGATGATGAAGAAAATGAGTTTAAATTACATTTTTTAAGTTGGTTAGATCAAGCAGAATATAAGTTGAAACCATTGCCGAATTTTAAACTAACAAACGAAGAACACGACGAATGGAAAAGGCTCTGTACTATACAAAAAGAAAAAGGAAAGCCAAAAGTTACAGCTAATCAAATGTATTGGAGAAGGCTAAAAAAAAAGAGACAAAAACAATTATTTGAACAAGAATATCCTTCTGTCCTTGAGGAGTGCTTTTTGTATACAGGCAGACCAGTTTTTAACAATGTTTTGATTAAAGAATGGACAACAAGAGATTCTGCTGATTGGAGGGAAATTAAAGAAATTATAAAAGAAAGGATTATTGATGACAATTTCAAAATAAAACCGCAGACATTAAGTCTTATGAAAGATGATTTTTCAATGTGGATTCCACCTGAGCTTGATCATGAATATGTAATTGGTGCAGATATTGCTGAGGGAATATTAAAAAACACAGTGGATTCTGGTACAGGAAAAGATAATGGGGCTGATTTTACTGTCATTGATATTTTAGACAGACGAACAATGCAACAGGTAGCACAATACAGAGGAAAAGTGCCTTACGGAAAAGCTCACTTGATAATTATTGCAATGGCTAGAATCTACAATTTTGCTTTTATTGGTTGTGAAAGAAATAATCACGGCTTAACAGTTGTAAATAATTTATCAGAATCTAATTATGATCAAAATTTAATTTACACGGAAGAAATAATAGAATCAAAAAGTCAACAGAAAAAGAGGAAAAGGTGGGGCTGGTTAACTTCTAAAAAAACACGTCCAGTTATGATCGATGACTTATGCGATATGATAGATATTGACGGAATAAAGGTTTTTTCAAAATTTACACAAAAAGAATGTATGAGATTTGTTGTTAGCGATGATGGGAAGATGGAGGCACAAGAAGGCTATCATGATGATACTGTTTTCTCGCTTGGCATAGCTTATCAGATGATAAAAAGAACTGCTGGACAATTTAGAAAATTGCTAAAATTTAATAAAAATAAAGCAGGTTTTTAAAAAAGTTTGCAATAAAAAAGATATAAGGGTATTTTTTATTTATATTAACTTTTTACCAAAAAAAATATGTCTAACCTTTCACAGGTTATAGTTCGACCGATTAAAGTTCCTGATTTCGCAACTCGCAATGGCAATCTTGATAAGATGATGACAGCAATTACCACAAGATTAAATGAAACATCTTCATTCACGTATACAGCTGTCGCTACTACTCCAACGGCTAATAATGACACAGTTGATACTGCTGCACTAGGTGCTACTTTTAAGGCTGGTGACATGTGGGTAAATAACAAAGCAACAAGTGAGGATGATATTTATATTTGTAAGGATGCAACCGCCACCTCTGCGGTTTGGGAACTTCTTTTAGAAAGTAGTACTAATGTAAAATCTTATGATTCTGCAACTGCCGCACCTACTGCTGACAATGACAATGTAGATACTGCTGTTTTAGGCGTAGCATTTAATGCAGGTGATATATGGATTAAGATTAACACAAATGATATTTATGTTTGCAAAGATGCTACAGCAACCGCCGCTGTTTGGGAAAGAATGCTAGTAGAAAGAGAAACTTCATTTTTGCATACTTCAAATGTTGTTCCTACTGTTAATAATGATGGAGTAGATACTGCCACTTTAGGAGTAATTTTCAAAGTTGGTGATATGTGGATTGATTCAGTAACAAAGCGAATGTATGTTTGTAATGATATTGCAACTGGGGCTGCAATTTGGGACGCCACAGCAAAAAACACAGTTAAAGCCGCCGCCGCTCCTGCTGTGACTGATGATCTTGATCTTGGTTTTTTACCAGGTGATACTTGGGTTAATCAAACAGGACCAGCATTTTATGTTTGTATTTCAAATGCTGATGGTGCCGCTGATTGGGACGAAATAACAATTACTTGATAATTTTAAATTTTGTAATGTTCATTAAAAGCCATGCTGATAATTGCATGGCTTTTTTTGTTACTGATCATATTTTTTAATAATTGTTTAAAATTTAAATTTTATGTAACCTATAATCAAAATACATTTAGATTTTAAATAAAATTATGGCTTTTGAGATAAGACCAGCTATTGGCGACGCAGACCTTGGTTCATCAAGGACACGCCCCTTAGTTGATAAAAACGGCAATCCGATTGTTGTTAAAGAGATCACAAACGAAGATTTAAATTCACTAAAAGGAGAAGCTTTTGCATTTAAATTGCCAAAAGATGATTTTCCAACAGATGAAGATTTAGCAAGAATTAAAGCAGGTTGTGACTATGAGAAAATATTTGAAAGTTTATTTTACAATTCAGATTTAAAAAAAGCTGTCTTTGTTTTAAAGAGTTACTTCCGAAAAGATCCGCAAAAAAATCAAATTTTAACTGTTATATTTAATGCCGCTCGAACTTTATTTGTAAAAACTGTGAGATTCTTTTTAGGTGGACAAGTCACTTTTAAATTTATTAGTGAAGATTTATCTGATGAAAAAATAAAAGAAATTCAAAAAGATTTAGATAAAATTGTAAAAGAAAATTCATACAAAGAGAGATTAACAGAGCTTGGTTTAAGTTTTCAAGTATTTGGTTATTGCACTACTAATGTTTGGAGAAGTTATGAAGAATCTCTTCCCATTATTGACGAGGTTTATTACAATCAAGCTTTTCCTAAATTTAGCTTTAGAAAAAATAAATTTAAAGAATATTCGATAGGAGAATATATTGAAGTTAAACATGAGGGGAGCAAAAAGACAGCCCTTTATAGACAGAGAAATGTATTAGTACCAGTAGTCACTAATTTTAAAATAACAGATGATAATAAATTTGAAATAATTGAATCAGAAAAAAGATTATTTATTGAGCATACTCTTTGGCTAACAAAGGGAGGTAAAATTGACAGAGAAATTGATATAAATTTACTTGGTCCTGAATTTGAGCAATTCTCAAGTGATCCTACTCAAGAAACAGAATTAAATTTTATTCCTATTTTTCAAGCTAACAATTTAAAACTTGGAAAAAAGAAATTTGGAGATTCAAGCATTAAGGATATAGACAGCATATTAGAAGAGTTACAAGATTCTTTGACTCGTCTTGCTACTCAGATGGTTAAACATGCTGATGCAAAATTAGCAATTCCCTCTGGCACTCTCCCCACTATAAAAGATCCTACTACTGGAGAAAGAGTTGTTGATTACAAAGCTATGGAAGTGATATTTATGCAACCAGATCAGCCCATCCCTCAATATATTACAAATAGTAATCCACAAATAGAAAATCAGTTTAAAGAAATAGAAATGATTCTAAAGCTAATGGCTACAGCAACAGAAAGCCCTAAAACTTTTCTCGGTATTGATGATGGAGGCGGAAATGAAAAAGTTCAAACTGTAAAGGTGAGATTGGCAGAATTTTTAAGAAAGATTGAAGATTACTGTAGTACATTTTCGATCCTAAATGATGAAACATTAATGTCGGCATTGATAATGCAAGACCCTGAGCGAGATCTAGGCGAAGGTTCTAAAATTATAACAACATACAGAGAAGGCTTACCTAAAGATAAATTAGAGGAAGCAAACGCTCATTCAATTGCTTTTAACTCTGGACTAGAAAGCAAAGAGACTGCCGTAAAAGATTGGCAAGGAATAGAGGGGGGGGAACTTATTGAAGAACTGAAAAAAATAAATGAAGACGAAGAGAAAAACATGGAACAATTTAATTTTAACCCATTAAACAATGATAGCTAACGGTCAAGAATCAATTGGTAACATGAAAAATCCTCAAGGCTTTCCTTATATGCCTATTTATAGGGGTGAAAACATAGAGCCATTAAAAACGGAGGGAAAAAAGATTATTAAGATAAAAAAAATTACTAAGATTGTAAAAAAAACAATTAGTAAATATCAATTAAATTGGAAGAAAATTTATATCAATTTTTTTCTAGGTTGGTTAATACTATTAATAAGTTTATTTACTTTAATTTTTGTTTGTAGATTAGCCTTTTTGATCATTTAATGAATTTTACACAAGAACAAGCGACAGCTATTCTTAAAAAAATGGAGTTAATTACTGATGAGATTGGCTCTCCTTGCATTTTAGTCTTAGCTTCAAAAAATCAATCATTAATGGCGACAAGCAAAGATTCTAAAAATATTAATGATATGCAAGATGTTTTTTGCTCCGCTAATGCTGTTTTAATAAAATTAATTAAAAAATAATGCCAACACCAATAAGAACAAAAGAATCAATAAGATTGGTAAAACTATACAAAGATGCTGCAAATGAATTGCTTGCTGTTATTAAGGGAACTCAGCCTAGTCCATATAAAAAAGTTAGAGAAGCAAAATTGAGAGAAGTTGTAAAAATATTATCTGCACTAGATATAAAATCAAAAAAGTGGGTAGATAAAAATATTCCAAAATTCTATAGGCAAGGAAAAACTAATACGATTAAAGCTATACCGAGAGAGCCTGAATTTCCAGCACATGTCGAGAAGGTTGATAAAACATTAATAAGCAATCTAATTGATGATGCAAATGTTTCTTATGGTCAAACTATCCGAGCAATGGGGGTTAGTTCACAACGTGCATTATCTCAAATTCAAAAGGCTGCAATTCAAGATAAAATATTAAAAGGAGCAATAAAGGGAACGAGCGGATTTGAAGCAAAAACAGAAATTGTAAAATTCTTTGAGGAAAAAGGTTTTACTGGATTCCGTGCAAATGGTGGCTCTGGGCGGAGGTTCACTGTTCAAGATTATTCAGATCTAATTTCACGTAGTCAAATAGCACGTGCTCAAAATCTAGGAGCAGAACAAGCATTACTTGATGCTGGGCGTAGGTACGCAAGAATCGATACAATTATTCCTGATATTGATGGAGATGATATTTGTAACAGATGGGAGGGAAAAATAATAGATTTAACTAAGGCTAAAATACCGAGCAAAATAAACCCTAATCCTATTATAGCTAAGCCTCCATTTCATCCTCGTTGTCGACATTCAATTGATCCCGTTAGTTTTAAGGAATTGCAAAAAGGACAACCTAAACTATATTCAAAGGCTCTTACTTTTTATAAAAAATCTGCTTAATTTAATAAATGGTTTCAATAAAAATTCATACCATCTTATTTTGGGTGTTCTTATTCCGTAGAAATTCTTAATTAATGAGCATGCTTCAACTACATCCCTTCTTCCCTTATCTTTAGCACAAGGAATAGTTATATTCATTAAGATTAATACATTATTGACGGCTTTTGTCATATTAGAGTGAATAATAGTTTCTGCTCTTTCTTTTTGAAATTTACTTACTCTTGATTGTGGATGAAGTGTATGTTTGCTCATATGTTTGACAAAGAAAAATTAAACTGAGAGTATATTGACATAATGCGATAAATTATCAAGTTAATTACTTGAGAAATACGTTTAATCAATATTCAAAAATCGTTAGCTACGAAAAGACTTTGTCCAGTTCAAAGGACTATCACCTGAAGAGGTGCATTTAATACTTTTTTCACAAAATATGAACTTCTTACAAAAACTTTTACTAAATCATTTTAAAAAAAACAATTTTAATTTCACAGAAAAAAGATTAGCTTTTGAAGACGCTCCTACTGATCCCCCCTCAGAGACCGAAGACGAGAAAACTGCAAGAGAGGAAAAAGAGAAAGAAGACTCTAATTCTAAAAAAAGCAATTTTAAGAAACTTCAAGAGTCTAGGGATAGTCACAAAGAGAGGGCTGATAAATTAGAAGCTGAAAAGAAAGGAACTGATGAGAAACTCGCAAAGGAGAAGGAAGACAAACTTAAATCAGAAGGAAAATTTGAAGAACTGTTTAATCTCGAAAAAGCTAAGAATGAAAAGAATAATTCACGTTTAGATAAAATTGAAACTCATTTTAACAATATCGAAATATCTAATCAAAAAAAGATTACAGAAAGTATTGCAACTATTCCTGAAGATAAAAGACCTTTTATCAATCGATTAATTGACGGAAAAACAACAGAGGAAAAAATGGGATTACTGCCTGACTTGATCAAAGAATTTGGAACGCCTGAGGGCGGACAAAAAAAGGAAAATAAAAAACAAGTGGGGTCGCCTAAGCCTGAAGGTGGTAAAACGCCGACAGAAATTGAAGTAAATGCAGATAAAACTCGTTTTCGTGAATTAATAGACAA